CTCTTAATACACCTTTACCCATATCCTTAGCATAGAAAGCTGTTGTATCTAAAAAAGATTTCTTAGAACTTTCTGCAAGTTCATAGATGTGTCCATCTTTAAGAACATAATCACCATCAAGTGAGTTCTTGTAATTCATAAATCTTTCCTCTGCTTTATTCATAATATTGTTTCAATGATTTAAGTGTATCAATTAAATCTATTATATCCTCTTTCTTTAGTTCTAATACAGTATTAAATTTTTCTCTACCATCTACACCTTCATATTTTTCACCATCTTTTAAATCATTATATTCTGTAAGTTCTACAATTAATCTATCTATACCTTCTTTATCTTGAAAAAACTCCTCAGATACATTGGTAAATTCTTTTTTGTAAAACTTTTTAAAGTATTGGGTCCAAA